CCTAAGATATGGTGAGTTCTTCTTTACGATTCAAGATACGGAACAAAAAGATTCCAGCGGCAAACCAAAGACTATTGGTTATTATACAGAGACACCTAGTGCAAGGGCCATAACTCCCAAACAGAAGAAACAGAACTTGGAGGAAATACGAAAAGAAGTTCTAGAAGAATATTCTGATCCTCGTTTTATCGTAACAAATATTATAGCACGGGATACGGCAGAATCTAAAACTCATCTTGATATAACAACTTTGCATGAGGTAGAAAGATTAGGAAAAAGTATTGGCTATGATGTTCAGGATAAGGAGCTTAAAAAATTCTTTGACGATGTAAAAGATCGACTAGCTGAAGTTGGTTTTGGACGTTTTCTATCCACTCGTGATCCTGATGTTATTAGTGGTTATTATAATTCAGCTAATAGGGATAACTATCTTCCTACAGTTTTAAGTAACTACATCAGGAGTGCGGCTGATACAGCTTCTAACTTAGAATTTGTTCGCCCACTTAGGCAAAGTATAGAACTTTTAAAGGATGGAGACATCAAGAAAGGTATTGATAAGCAGCCAAAACTAGGGAAGATGGCGGACGATATGCTGGAGCATATCAACAAGCCTAACGAACCCGGCGCTTTATTTAAAAGCTTTGCCTTTCATTATGCTTTAGGACTTAATTTCTCTTCCGCTGCTGTTAATGCAACCCAAGTATTGGTTACAACTGTCCCATTATTGAGAATGATTTTGGGTGGGATGCCGGGTACGAGTCATGCCATAGCTATTAAAGAAGTAAGTAAGGGGTGGAAGGATTCCGTAAAGCTTATGAAGTTTACTCTTAAAGGACCGGAGAGTAGGCTTGCTAGTTATGGATTTAATTTTGATGATCCCAATCCCCCGAAACATTTGACCCGTGGTGAATGGAATATGTTACGCCGGATGTACCAGCGAGGAACAATTCAGGCTATTGTCAATCTAGACTTAGGAGCTAAATATCAACAACAGTTAGGGTCCGTTTTAAAAGGGAAGGAAGTTACAAACAAGTTTGCTAAAGGACTGGCAGCAGCACAAGATGGCTCTGCCTTCATGTTTGGTGCTGTTGAACAACTAAACCGTATTACTACGGCTCTTGCTGCTTACAGAATAGCTGTAAAATCAAATAAAAATTTAAGCCGCTTCCAGAAATTTTCACAAGTCACTATGTTTAGTGATGAGAAGATGACTCCTGAAGAGGCAGCAAGAATGATGGTTTATAAAACGCAATTCTTTATTGGTAAGGAGAATAGACCACAATTATTCCGAAGTGGAGTAATGAATGTTGCCACACAGTTCTTGTCATTCGTGATGCAGTATATAGGTCTTTATACACAAGCTTTAAATATGTTCTTGGGCAAAGAAGGGAAGGTTAACGGAAAGTGGGATATGGAAACATGGCGTATGGGAAGTATGATGCTTGGTTCTTTAACCCTGTCAATGGTGTTCTTCTCAGGGCTAATGGGTCTACCATACATGGAAAATATTCGCCAGATGCTAAGATACTTAACTAAGAGGGCAGGAACTTATGAATTTGATCTGGAATATGGAATGCGGGAAGCGATGTCATCTTTCCTTAATCCTACCATTGTTGATCATCTTGTACATGGCAGTGCTAGTAAAATACTTGGTATGGATATTCGGCGCAGGGTTGGTGTTGGTGAGCCTATCCCCTATACTTTAATGATGGGGGACTTACTAGCAATTAGTGGCCCTGCTGGAAGTTTGGCCTTTGATGCTGGACGCCGTTTTGTAACAGCCACTAATCAAGGAAACATACCCATGATGGTTACGGCTACGATGCCCCTTGGTATGAGAGCATTTGTAGAAGGCGGCATGGGACTAGTTGACCCCGATAAACCGGTGATGACATCAAGAGGTAGAGTCATGTTACCGGGGAAAGAACTTAGTGTAGGGGATAGAGTCAAACGGATGACAGGCTTTACTCCTGGACGTGTTGGTCTGGAGAGAAAGCAGAAGCAATGGCTTCAGTATATCGAAAGAGCCGGGAAAGCAGTTCAAGATAAGATTCTTACGAAATTAGCAGAAAAGATATATGAACGGTCACAAGAGAAGAGTGCCGCAGCAAGACGGCAGCTTACTCAAGATATCCAAGAGATTAGAGATGAAGTTCTGAGACAGAATAGACTTTATCTAAAGAGTGGAGAAAGACATAAGTTAATACGCTTAACAAAAAGAGCTATACGCGATAGAATAATTACTCTTCAACATGGGCAATTAAAACCCGATATATATAAGCAACGCAAAAGACTCGGTCCAAAAGACGCAGCGTACAAGGAGATAGAAAGGATGACCGGTTCTCTTCCCCACCGTTAGATAAAAATAATATTTGCATAACTCCACTTACCTACGATAGATTGTAACTTAACTATAATCTTATCGAAAGCTTTTACAAAATATGTCTCAAGATCGTCATGTCTTCATTGGTTGGGACAACCGTGAGTCTATCGGTTCTATAGTATGCAAGTTTACTATTCTTTTAAACAGTGCTAACTCTGATGACCTATCCTTGCAGTTCCTTAATCAAAAGCAATTAAGAAATGAAAAGTTATACTACCGTAAATCCTTTACAAATGCTGGTGGACAATACTTTGACTCGTTAGATAACAAACCATTCTCCACTGAATTTTCTTTCACTCGTTTTCTGGTACCCGAAGTATGCAGACAACAGCACCTTGATGGATGGGCGTTGTTTCTGGATGGGGATATCATTGTCAATGAAGATATCAATGATCTGTTTGATTTGGCTGATGAGAAGTACGCAGTCATGTGTGTCAAGTTTAACTGGCTACCGGAAAAGCATGATCGGCTAAAGATGGATGGAATGATCCAGACAAGGTACAATAAAAAGCTTTGGTCATCCATGATGTTATTTAATCTCAATCACCCCGCGATTAAAAAGCTTGATCACATTGCTATTAATCGATCCTCTGGTTCGTATCTTCATAAATTCCAATGGGTCAGGGATAAGGACATAGGCTCCATCCCCAATGAATGGAACTTTGTACCGGGTATCCAGTTACCCCCGAACATCTCTCCAAAAGCTATTCACTATACCAAAGGTGGTCCTTGGTTCGAGGAATACAGAGATTGTGATTATGCTGAAGAGTGGACAAACTATCTAAGCATGATACCCAAAAGTTTTATTATAAATAATTTAATGATGTAGGTTTACAGTAGATGAATTATACAGTTGTCACTTCATTCCCTGTGAGTAATTGGGAAATCTATGGAGAAAAGTTTATCCATAGTTTTATTAAATACTGGCCCAAGGAAGTACAGTTACTTGTTTATTGTGACGGCTATCCGTTGCCTGATGATATCCCACAAGCAGAAAATATTAAGTATTTCGATCTTCTTGAGAATGATGATCTCTTGGAATTCAAAGAAAGAAATAAGCAGTTCGATGGGAAAGCTAACCCCAAAGCTGCCTATAATTTTTATGAAGATGCAATAAAGTTTAGCCATAAAGTTTACGCACAGTATATGGCTTTCCAGGTAAGTCTGGATGGGCCTAGTGATTGGCTGCTCTGGTTAGATGGAGATAGTATAACTTATGAACCAGTAACAATCGAATTACTTGATTCGATGTTTGATAAAGAACATGATTTAACTTTTCTTGGACGGAAAGATGCCTATGCTACTTGTTCTTCTTTTATTGCTTATAATTTAAAGAGTGACGTAACCGAAGTTTTCATAGAAGACTTTGTTAATTATTATAATAGTGATGAAGTGCTTGCCCTTCGTTCTTATGCTGATAACTTTGTCTTTGATCGGTTGCGTATACTCCATGAAGTTCATGGAATGAAGACGAAAGACTTTACACCTGACTGTGAAAATCTGGATGCCTTCGAACTATCTCCTTTAAGTAATCACATGGTTCATCTGAAGGGTAATAAGAAATATGGTACCGGACAATTCATAGGAAAGAATACGGATCAGACTAGATATTTTGATGTCTGCCGTGTAGTCCAACATTATAAAAGAACTAACCTTCTTGAAGTTGGTACGTGGAATGGAGAAACAGCGTGTGCCATGATACAGGCTGCGTTCAATGAGTCTGATATCGTTCACTACACAGGTATAGATTTATTTGAAGATGCCAATGATGAGACAGACAAAAGGGAATTCAATGTCAAGAAGCATTATAGCCAGCGTTCCGTAGAGCTACGGCTGACGGCTCTGGCAGAGCAATACCAGAAGTCTGATAAGACCTTGACCTTTTGTTTGCTGAAGGGGGATTCAAAAGAAAGATTAAAAGTCTTGGAAGATAGCTCTGTATGTGCAGTACATAATATCTATCCAGACTTTGTGTTTATTGATGGGGGTCATTCGGATGCTACAATTAACAGTGATTACAACTACTGTAAAAATATTCCGGTTATAATCCTGGATGATTACTATACAGAAGATAAGGAAGGGGGACTACCACCAGAGGAATTCCATGGGGTCAATCGCTTATTCAATAAAGTATTAGGGGGTACAGACAGGACTAGTACAGGTCAACGCCGCCTAATCATATCTTCGAATGATCCGGTTGCAAAGAAGACAGGTGGTGGAGGAATTGTTAATCTCGTTTTGATTATAAACGATCTGTCATTGCCTAATGCACCAGAGTTTCACCGCATACCTGTAGAGGTCGTGCCAAGGGATTGTGTACCGCCCGATAATATCCAAGATAATGTTGAAGAAAATCTTAAAATCTTTAATAACAAAATGGTAGAGAGGTACCACTGGCATGATGGAGAAGCAGTGATTGTATCTGCCGGTCCCTCTATGGTAGATGACCTAGAAAAAATTAGAGAGCTACAGAAGAGGGGCGGTAAAGTAATCTGTGTTAAACATTCTCATAATGTCCTTATAGAAAATGGCATTATTCCGTGGGGATGTGTTATACTTGATCCAAGGCCGTTCAATGGTGTATCTACACATGGTATCGTCAGGAAAAAACTTCTCAAGACTCCCCATAAAGATACCTATTACTTTGTCGCAAGCATGACGAATATAGAGGTTACCAAATATCTTCATAAGAAGAAAGCCAATATCGTTGGCTGGCACGCTTACACCGGAGCTTTGCTAGAGCTTCCAGAACTTGAAGGGAAGCAGTTGATTACAGGGGGTACCTGTTCTGCCATGCGTAGCATAGGACTAATGCATACATTAGGATTCAGGGTCTTTCATATCTTTGGAATGGATTGTTCAGCAGACGGCAAGCCGGAAGATGCAGAAGAGACAGACCTATATGGAAAGCAGAAGTGGATCAAGACGGGGATTATGGATGAGGAAACGAATACAGAACATGTCTTCTATACTACAGGAGAGTTGTTAGCACTCGCCCAAGACTTTGAACAGCTATTAGATAAAGATGGAGTAGACATGGACCTACATATTTATGGAAGGGGGATGGCCCCAGCCCTTTTCAAAACCTCGAAATATAAAAATCTTTCCCCCTTTGAAGAGGATTATAAAGAACATGGTCAAACCCCCGATTGATAATATTGTACTTCTACATCCAGTTAATGGGGGAGGGAGCGTACCTCCTAATGATGATCCGGTACGGGAAAATCCTCATGGTTATGTATTGAGTTCGTTGGACAAAGTTCAAGAAGAAATAAGAAATAACCCTAAAATTAAAGGGGTATTTATGGTTGCTTTTGATAATGAGGGTTCCGCAGATAACTGGATAATGGGGGATGTATCAATAACATTGTTATACACGGCGTTAGGTTCATTGGGAAATGCATTATTAAAAATATTTAACGGGCCTGAAGACGATAGCTTTAAGGAGATTGACTAATGATAGCACTTCTCGGATCGCTTTTAGGATTTGTGAGTGGTGTAATTCCTGAAGTAGTTGGTTACTTCAAAAAGAAACAAGACCATCAGTTTGAATTGCAGTTGTATGAGGCGAAAGCTAAATATGCTACCGTCCTAAGTGAAAACTCTCTTAAAGAATGGGATTTGAAAGCAGAGATTCAAGAACTGAAATCTCTTTATAAGCATGACCAAACCCTGTCAACTAAGAATGAATTTATATCAGCCCTACGAGCATCGGTTCGCCCGATCATAACCTACTTCTTCTTCTTAATGTTTGTAGGAGTAGAGGTATCTGTTATCTTCAGTCTGGTACATCCAGACATTATCGATAAGATATGGAACACAAACACCCAAGGATTGTTTGCCGCCGTGTTAAGCTTCTGGTTTGGTACACGAGCCATGTCTAAGGTAATGAAAAAGGGAAAATAGCCCTCATAATTGAGGCGTAAGGGGGTATCTCTGACCCTTCTGGTACCCTACCACCAGTCAGACCCGAATTCCTCTGAGAGGGGCTTAAAACGGCGTACAGAGGAAATAGCATTTTTCCTTAAAGTTTGTCTACCTCTTCCTGTAATTGCTCTAAAAGAGATATGTTTTCCTCACACATATAGTGAAGCGACTTCATATTATTAATACTATCTCGTAATATTCGTTTCATATTTGGAATATGCCCGGTTATATATTCTTTATCATAAGGTATCTTTGGAACATCCATCGTCATTCTCCATCGTCCTGTAAAATATCTTCTACATCTGATTTGTTCCACCCAAGTCTTTCCATGTTATTTAAAAGTTCATCATAACTGATAGCGCCATATTCAAATCTCGTAATTACTTGATGGCATTTCGACTCCCAGAATTCTTTAGTCGATACTAGAGACATCTAAGCACATTCCTTCTGTCCGGTATTGGGATCGAAATAACAAGCCGTACCTTCCGCCTCACTGTCTTCTACCTTATTCAAGATACCATATCTCTTACCAGCTAAACGAAACACAGTGACACCTTTGAGCTTTCCTTTCCATGCCTTGGTATAAATATTCTTAAACTCATTGAAGTTTACACTATCACCAACATTGATGGTCTTAGATATAGCACTATCTACAAATGGTTGGCAAGCAATTTGTGTATCAAGATGGTTGTCTGTGGTTAACTCATCTGTAGTTTGGCCCATCATGCTATAGTTGGCATAGACATAATCCTTAAGAAGAACATTGACCAAACCAAACTCTGTGTTAACGGTTCGATTCATTTCAAGGGCAAAGGTAGGCTCCAACCCACTGGATATATTATCGGCACAGAAACTGATGGTGCCAGTAGGAGCAATAGAAATAAGATGGCTATTCCGCATACCCTGCTTTTGAATTTTATTTCGTACCTCCAGGGGAAGGCGGGCGATAAACTTCCCACTTAAATATGCATCAGCATCGAATAGGGGAAAGCTTCCACGTTTGGCAGCAAGATCGGAGCTTGCCTCGTAGGCTCTATTTCTAAGATCACGGAGTAGTTTACGAACGAAACGTAGAGTATTGGGAGACCCATAGTCCATCTCCATCAGAGTTAGGATATTTCCTAGTCCCGTGATCCCTAACCCCATTCGACGTTTCGTTAAAGCTTCTTCCTTTTGTTCTGGGAGAGGATAGGTTGTTCGATCAATAACATTATCCATTGCATCTACAATGATTGGGATGTCCTTGTAGAAGAGGTCAAAATTAAATCGTCTTTTCAAATCACCGCTAGGCATTCTATCGACATGGATATATTTTAAAAGATTAAAGCTACCAAGCAGACAGGCACCATAAGGGGGGAGAGGTTGTTCCCCACACGGGTTGGTAGCTGCTATCGATTCGCAATAGTAAAGGGGATTCTCCTCGTTAATTCTATCCAGAAATAAAACTCCTGGTTCCGCCCAATCCCAAGTGGCTCTCATAATCTCATCCCATAAGGCAACGGCATTGATCTCTTCGTAAACCTTATCATTGAATTTTAACGGGAACATTTTATCATTGATGACACAGTTCATAAACTCATCCGTAACTCCTACAGATATATTAAAGTTTGTTAGATCGGTGGAGTTACGCTTGGCTCTGATAAATTCTTGGATATCCGGGTGATCAATCCGTAATACCCCCATCATCGCACCTCGTCTATGACCAGCCGAAACAATAGTTCTACAAATAGAATCATAAATATGCATAAAAGAAACAGGACCACTAGCGGAGCTATCAAGACTAACAATACGATCCCCAATAGGCCGTATATTACTAAAGTCATAGCCAATACCACCGCCCCGGCGCATTGTTTCCGCTGCCATGGTTGCCTTCTCCATGATAGATTGCATACTATCTTCGATAGTTCCTGATACAAAGCAGTTATATGCCGTAACATCTCTGGGACTCCCCATAGCAGATTGAATTCTTCCGGCTGGCATGAATCTCATATTGATTAATATATCTTTTAGATTAGAAAAACTATCCTCCCCTTCATCAGCCATATGTAGGCTGATACGGGCTATGCATTCATCAAAGGACTCATTTGGTAAACGGTACTTAGAAGCGTGTAGATCGTCACAAGATGGCACAGTTGGCCCGTATTCGAAAACAGGTTGCATTTTTATTCTCCAATTGTATTTAAAGATTATGTGGTAGTTTTGGTGAGGCGGTCAAGATACCAAGAGGCTTTCCCCAAGTCTTCTTTACCGTTCTTATAATCATATCTTAACACGTACTTGAGAATGTTACCACGGAGATATCCAATAAAATGTTCCTTTGACATAGAATTTTCTAGAATATCTATGACCTCCATTTTATTTTGTGTATAATGAGATGGACTGTTAACAACATCGATCAATGGTTCATCTAATTTACTGTTCATCATGTTCGTGATCATGTGTCTTCTCCTTCATAGTTATCATCATCATCATCATCGTTAGAGTTAATCAAGACATTAATTCTTTTACGATCAAATGGTATTTCTTTATTAATAATTTTCTTGGCAAAGGATCGCGTTACATTTGGTTCTACTCCCGCAAGTAAGCATACCTCTTCAAAATCTGTAGCCGTTGTACCAGACGAGACTGTAAACCATCTCCTGGCTTCCTGTCTAGACCTATTAACTTCTTCCGAATCATTTTGTTGTCGTTCTTTCATGGCATCCAAGAGGGCTTGGTAGATTACCGCAAGAAATAATAATTGCTCTGGATTTTTAGCAGCGGCTTCTTGCTCGTATTCTTTTGGTTCAGGAGTAGTATTGCTCGCAAAGGTGTTAGAAAGATTCAAGGAACAATAAGCTTCATACTCTTCTCGGTAAGAATATATTAAAGTTTTTATTTTTTTATTTTTAGCCATGTGTTAGGAATCTTATCCTCTGCCCATTTAAAATTATAACGATCACACCAATCGGCATAGGTAGTCTTAGACTTTTTACTTAATCTGTTTGAAGAGTTTTGAAAAACAAACCTAATATCTAAATCAGGATTCTGTTTTTGAACTAGCAAGTGCTTTGTTCTATCAGAGGATTTAAAGTATCCTTTGTACTCTATATAGATATCATACTCGGGAAGATAAAAATCTGGAATATAATGTTTCTTAATTACATAAGTTATGCGAAAATCCTCATACGTAAAGACTATTTTATTTGTAGATAGATCAGATGCAAACTCTTTCTCTGATTGACTACGGTAGTTCTTTCCATAGACTCCCCATTTATACATTGGTAATCTTTTCTATCACTTCTTCTTGTATCTCTTTGGGTGGACGTTTTTCTATGTGAGTAAAAAATCTGGAGCCATTGGCATACTTAAATTTCCTCAAGCCCTTGCCGCCATTGGCATCGGACCAGCATTCAATCTTAAAATCACAGTAAGAACAGCCAGCAATCAGCTTTCTATTACCGCTTTTGCCATCTGCTACATCTGAATAACATCTATCAGGTGGATGGTCTTTCTTTATAATGGATTTTACAGCCTTAACTTTTTGTTTAAAGTCAATCATTTCCATAGAATCTATGTGACATACATGGATTTGACCTGTTACTTTATTGAGTACAACGAATGCTGCCTCATCTTCGCCATCGGCATAGCCAGAAATCTGTGCTATATATCCAAAGGGATCATCTTCAAAGATAGTCCCCTTTACAAATTTATCAAAACTTCTCTGGGATGCACTCTTTATATCAACAACTACGCCATTAATCCTGGCATCCATATGCCCAACAATCCCACCGATCTTCTTCTCACTCTGTTCATCGGTTACCTTATAACCGGCAGTTTTAATTAACAGAAGTAGGAGATGTTCAATGATATCTCCGTATAGAAATTTAATTCTAGTAGAAAGGTGTAACGGCTCTGCCTTGCTAGGTCGATGGGCAGAATACCATAACTGGCGTGAAGGTTTCCCAACGCTAGAGAAACGGAGAGGAGCTTTTACTTGCCCCTCTCCATCCCTTTCCGTAAAGGCTTTAGTAATAGAACTAGAGACATCTTCTAAAAACTTTTGCAGATCAGCCTCTTTTGGAGGGGAATTAGAAGTTAATGATTGAGATATATCAGAAACTAAATCTTGAAGTTTATTCATAGAAGATGCCCCTAGTTTAATAATAAACGATCTTAATCAAACGGGATGTCATCATCAAGTTCGTTTATTTCCGGTGAAGTTGAAGCTTCTTCAGTGGAAGTATACCCCTCTTCAACTTCAAACTCATCTGGTGGTGCATACGACACCAAGTCCAGAACTTGTACGTCTTTAAGCACCGCACGTACACCGGCTCGGCCACTCATCTTCCACTCACGAGGGGTAAAAGATACTTTCACCAGAGAACCATTACCGATAAGGGTGCCAGAAATATCATTCTTCTGGGCATCCATCAACCGGGGCTTGGGTAACTCTGTGCCATCCCGAAGGAACTGATCTTTATACATGGTAACAAACTTTCCACGATCATCTTCCTTGTTTTTGATAGGGATTTTATGACCCTTGATAAGCTTCTCCCCATCAGAATTGAGAGCAACATCAATAGACCAACGAGGTTTAGTTTCATCAAAAGGATTTTGGGCATTTTGAAGTTTAGCCCAATAAGCTTTTCCAGTTATAACAGGCATGGTATATATTTACCTTTCATCAAATGTTAATGGGTCATAGCCCATGTTGAACCAATCTTATATTCCGAATCGAGAGGACAGTCAAGCCCTAAAATTTCCTCGACCCGCTTCATCGATTTCTTGGTAATCATTCCAAGAGTTTCTGCTTCATCCTTTCTTACCTCAAATTGAATTTCATCATGGATATTTGCTACGGGTTTAGCTGATAAGTTCTGTTGTCGCACCTCCTTCATAATTTGAATTAACCATTCCTTACAGATGATAGCACCGCCCCCTTGTATCACCACATTGAGTGAGCTATGCAAAGATCGGCATTGAAAATACCGACCATCCAGTCCTTTTATTATTCCATTTGTTTCGGCAGCTTTGTGAATCTTATTAATCAAGATACCTAAAGATGGAACATTGGATAAGAATTTTCTCTGGATTTCCTGTCCCTCTCTAACTCCTTTGTTAATAATCTGTCCTATCTTCTTGGCTCCTGCCCCATAGATCAGAGCATAGATAAATGTCTTCGCTTGATCCCTAGTTTCTAAGCCAGCCATCTCTTGGTTTGCCGAATGGATATCGCCATGTAGAATTTTTTGGATATATCTTTCATCTTTCATATAGTGAGCCAATACCCGTAGTTCTAATTGAGATGCATCACAACCCAACAAAGCATATTTGGTTGGGTCAGGAACAGACCAGCAAGTACGGCATTCAGTACCATAGGGGGAGTATCCAGCAGGGGTCTGAGCTATGTTAGGATTGAGATGGCTACATCGTGTAGAGACAGTTCCTAATGTTTTAATCCTACCATGGACACGCCATGTATCGGGATTACAGAAACCAATCCATGATTTAATCTGGGATGCGCGTTTCTGTAATAACAAATACTGTAATATATTTTGCGATTCCGGTATGCCCTTGATGTTAGCCAAGACTTTTTCATTAACAATGATGTTTCCCTTTTCAGTTTTCTTTGTAGGCTTCCATCCTTTTTCCATCAGCCGTTCCCCTATCTGCTTTCTTGAAGCTGGGTTAAAGGGTTTGGATTTTGTTTTTGTTTTAAGTTGGATGGTTTCCGGGGGAAATATTTTCTGTAGGTCTTTTTCTATGGCGGTCGATTCATCATTTAGTTTACCAAGGAACTGTGTAGTATAGGGGAGATCAAGATAAAATCCATTCCTTTCTTGTTGGTCCATGTAATACCTAAATAGATGTTCTCTCTTAATACTATCCTCTGAGAATCCTTTTCTTTCATTCTCTTCAAGATACTTAAATACTTTTTCTGTTAACTCTACATCATTGATACAATACTCTAACATCCCTTCACTATAATGAGAGAAGTTTGGGGACGGCATTTTCTGGTAACCTAAACGCTCTCCCCATGCTGCAAGACTATTGCCCCCTTCTCGTATCGGATTAAAGAGTTGAGATAGGATGAGGGTATCGATGCATTTAGATGCGGGATGCTTGTAGTCTATAATCTTAGCCAATACTCTTAGATCATAACTTAAAATATTGTGTCCGATAAAGATGGTATTGGCCGAAGGTTTAAACTTGGTATAACATTCTTCTTGGGTATAGGTAGTAATTTCTCCTGACTTTAAATTCTTACATACGATACAAAATATCTTACTAACTTCTTCTGATTTATTAAAAGTATTTAATAAACCATTGGTTTCTATATCTATAATTAGATAATCGTTAGTCGAATTCTCGGGTATCAGTGAATTCATTTTCATCGTCATCACCTTCTTCGTTAATAGCCTCATTAAAAGGAACTTCAGTTAGCCTCCCCGTCTTCTTATCCCATTGAAGAAGTGCAGCGGGTCCACTCTCACCTGAGAACCTATTCTTTAAAACCCTAACCCAAGTTCTGTTCCGTTCACTCTCATCCAAAGCTTGGGTATTTCTTTCCAAAGCTATAACCATATCAGGCAATTGCGCTAGGCTATGGCTACCTCGGAGTTGGTGAAGGGAGATAGCTGCACCTTCCTCATGGCCGGTACCTTGTGGCCTACTTAGATGTGACACTACTATAAGATGGATACCAAGCTCCTGTACGAGTGTCCGTAGCTTGACCATGATATCATCTATAGCTTTTCTTTCGTTGGTTGTTTCATATATCACCATGGAAATATGATCAAGCACAATATACTGACAGTCCAATCCTTTAACCATATAGCGAACCCGTGTAAGGAGATTATCCAGAGTCGAGCTACCAAAGTGATTCCAGAATACTACCTGTTCTAGGTTATTGAGATTGTCTAAAGCATTTTCCTTATCTTCTACGGTCCAGTCACGCTCCTCTTCAGAAGTAATATGGAATCGTTTAGATGCTTCTACTGATAGAAGGCCCAACCCAGTCTGTCTAACACTCTCCTCAAGAAAGAGGCACCCAACCTTTTCATCGGTTGAAGTCATAATGTGATGGACAAGTTCTCTCATCATACTGGACTTACCAATACCAGACCCAGCAGTTACCAGAACCAGTTCATTCTTCCGCATTCCATAGGTAATAGCATTCAATCCATTCCATGGATACGGCAAGCTTTGTACTGTAGTTTCGGATAATAAACTCTCTCTTAAATCCGGCCCACAAATTATCCCTTCCGGTGTAAAGGTTCTAGCATTCCAAAAGTCTTGGACGAATGCTTGAGTCTTGCCATCCATAAGATATTCATTGGCATCCTTCATCCTCAGAGACATGATCTTACAATGACCCGGCTCTAAAAGATTTGCTATTTCTTTGGTAGCGTTTTGCCCTTGAGTATCCGCATCGAAACATAGGACTACATTCTGAAAGGTATTCAGGAAATCTAAATTTCTTTTCACTTCAGAAGGGGCTGATGCTGCTCCATTCTTAATACTAATGACGGGCCATTGGGAACCCATCATCTGATAAGCGGACATAGCATCCAGTTCACCTTCACAAAGGGTAATGAATTTACTGCCCTCTTTAAATAACCTTTGACCAAACAGGGTGGTTTCTACCCCAGATTGTCCTTCCGAATAAAATTTCTTGTCTTCAACCACACGTATCTTATTCATAACATGGGTATCATCTTTAGAATAGTAGGGGTAAACATGAACTTCCTTACCGGTACTATCATGCCCTACTTTGACTCCATATTTTCTACAAGTTTCTAAGTCAATATTCCTTTCAGGTATATGGTTGAATTGTAACTCATCGAAGGAGGATAGTTCTTGTCTTATAGGCTTATTCATTGGCAAGGTTTCCATTTCACTATCAATATTAAGAGACTTCCATTGTTGGCAACTAAAGCAATATGTATTTGTTTCATATACTGTTAGTGCATCACTACTACCACAGTCAGGACACGGCTGATGTGTCTTTGGGTCTTGAGTTTCCATTTGCTTCCAATGCCTTTTCAAAAGTTTCATACATTTCATCTTGTTCCATATGATATCCTACACTCTTCATACGGGAATGTTTGGTAGGCTTAAGCATATTACTTTCTTTAACGAAGAACTTTTTGGTTATGGATAACACACTGATATGTAAATCCTTTTCGTAATTGGGAAAAGAACCAACAACTAATACATACATATCAGCTAATAATTTTCTAGGCTTCTTATAATGATCCGTAGCCGGGAGAAATAAACACCCGCTAAAGTATGAGGTTTGTTTCAACTCTAGATTCAACCCTTCTCTGATACAATCTATATCAGTCTTGTAACTTCGAGGTCTTAGATTTTCTTTGGTAGTATCGAGGTTGAAGGGTATGTTATATTTCTTTTTATACCATACCTCTGCACCTAATCCCTGTAAATTAATTTCTTTTCCACTGCGATTCTTATCAATGATGCTATCTTTTACACCAAACTTTCTATTTGATTCATAAAGATAATCACAGTATTCTTTGGTTTCATTTATCGTCTGTTGATCTAGTTGGAAATTCATCTGAATGATAATCCTTCTATCCAAGCTGTTGCACTGTATCTATAACCGCTTACTACCTCTTCTATCTTATGAGGAATAAATGAAGGGAAGACTAACAAGTCTCCTTTAGTCAAGGTTGTTCTAAGATTAACTGGGAGTTTTGAATCGAAGGGAAAAAGAATTAAGTCACCCCCTATATATTCATCGGGGTTGTTTAACAATAAGATACAGGATATCTTACGTTGCTTTTGATGAAAGCCCTTTCCCTTTTTAGGTTTACGTAAATCAATATGAGTATTATAGAAGCTGCCGGGTTGATACTTTAATAGCTGGATAGACTCTATTCTATCTATATTAAAATACCAATTAACTTCTTTGTTAACTGTTCTACAATTCTGTTTAAAGAATTTACCAAGGTCAGATTTACAGGGATGAAATACTACCTCTGTATTTCGTACCATATTATCCGTATCATAATCATTAGTTTTCTTGTTGAATACCCTAGCATCTTCACCTTTATTGTATAGAAAATTTTCTATAATAAGATGGTCGCATAATTCAGGGGGAAGGGCATTGGGAATAATATGATACTGTGTTTCAATCATTGTATCGGTCTTCCGGTTCTGGATCACATGTCGGCTGCACCCTACCGGACGCCTCGTCGGGCGTCAAGCATTTTTTTTTCACGCCGGGGCTTGCCAAACATGTCGGCTCATGCTAGGCTGGAGGAGAAGTTCGAGAGGGAATCTATAGATAGTCTATAGATAGTCTATAGATAGACTATAGATAGACTATAGATAGTCTATAGATAATCTATAGATAGTCTATAAATAATCTATAGATAATCTATAGATAGTCTATAAATAATCTATAGATAATCTATAGATAGTCTATAAATAATCTATAGATAATCTATAACTAATCTTTT